TGCTTGTGCTGCAGCTGCAATCCAACGACAGGCGATCTCATCTGAGGCTAATTCTTGCTGGGCACGAACCGAAGCGATCTCTTGGAGTAGATAATCATACTCTTCTTTACTTAGTTGTCCCTGCTCGAAGTTATCACGAATAACCAATAATTCGTTGGCTAAAGATGATGCAGGACCACCCATTCCAGCTTGTTCTCTTAAATCGTTTAAGACACTCATTTTCTTCCTTTCCATGCATCGGTGATAACATCCACTCTAGCTTTGTTAATTTTAACGACAGACTCACAGAACTTCTCATTTTTAGACTCGTTAGCTTTCTTTAAGGCTGCTTCTAGCCCCTCGACTGCTGGTGCTTGAGGGTCGTTACGAAGGGTTGTATAGACTTTTAGTTTCTCTATCTTAGAGAATGCATCGCTCCAGTCTTTATTCGTGCAGTTTAATTTATCAACTGCAATCTTTACTTCAACTAGATTATTAAACGCAGCACCATCATGTGGTTTAGGAAAGATTACGGCACAACCTGATAATGCTACTGCTAAAATTAGAATTAGTTTTTTCATATTTTCCTTAATTGCAGTACCAAACTCCATTAATGTAAGTGGCAGTAATCTTTTGTGCCTGTTGGCTTATACTTGTAGTTCCTGAAACTGTAGCTGGGCTAGTTGCATTAACAGTAATCTGTGGATTACCACTATGAACAGTATCATTAATAACATACTGGCGACCATTAGTTGCAGTTGCTGGTAGAGTTATAGTCTTATTTTTAGCAGTAACACCAATCCAATAATCTGTTGCCAACACAGCATAATTTACCGCAGTCAGTTTCGTATTAACCGACCAAGCAGAAACATTAATATTACCATTACTATCTCTTAGAACAATCGTGTTCGGTGTATTGGCTGTAGTGGCATCGCATATTAAAGTAGCAACAGTTCCTACCGTAGTTGCAGCCACATGGTTTGTGCTATTAAGAGTAGTTGGAAGGATACTAGTAATACCTTGTGTTGGTATTGTTGGCTTGTTCTTAATAAAATCTAAGCTGAGATTATTAGTTTGATTCCAGTCAGACTGAATCTGTGGAGCAGGAATTGTTGGCTTATTAGTTAAGTCGGTATAACTACCACTGAATAGTGTTGGTTTGTTTAGTATAAAACCTGGAGCCGAAGTATCAGTCTCTGTCCAGTTAGATTGGATGTGGGCAGCTTGAGCAGGAATACGAATATACTTTGTACCATCATGGATAATTTGATCACCAACACCATACGCAACACTACCATTACCAAGATTCTGTGTTCCTGCAACAGAAACAATGTACTGCCAACCGATTGTTCCCGTGGCATTACTTACTGTTGGTGTATTGGTTGATGCATTCCACTCACCTTTGAATACAACTGAGCCTTCAATAACATTAGCAGCATCCCAGAAAATATCTGTACCATCTGTTCCTAAGTGATATCCAGCTTTGCCAGCTGGACTTGGAAAATACTTTAATCTTGAGCCATCTCTAAATGTAATGCCAGAATTTACATTGGTTGTTCCAGTAAGAACTAAACCAGTATCATCTATCTTGGCACTTGTTCCAATTGTAGTTGAATCAAGAGGAGTTGTTTGAAATACTACCTCAGTTCCAGCTGCAGAATCAGTGAATGTTTGTTTTGCTGCAAGGGCAATACGACCAATGCTTGATACAAAATCAGTTGTTCCATATCCCTGAACACTGATACGGAATAGTGTATCACCAGATTGTGTTGCTGTTGGAGCAGTAACAGTTCCACGAGCAGAACGACCAGCAATCAAACCATAGGTATTTGTTGTTCCACCGAATGTGTCCATACTCAAACGAGCAGATTGACCATCCTGAGCAGTCATCTGAAGTAGAGTACCAGTAAAGTTTCTTGGGTACTGATCACCGCTAGAACTACCGATAATGTTTAACGCAGATTGAGTTGTAAGAAGAGTGTCTGGTGTTGTAATTGTAGTAAGACCAGAACGAGCAACGGAAAAGGATTCTCTACCTGCAGTTGTTTGTACTCTAACTGCACGATTGAAAACAACATCGGCAGTTGCGCCAAGTTGGCCAATGAAAACATCACGAGTAGAATCTTTAATTTGTAAAGTGTTGTCGTGAAGTCTAAACTCGCCAACTGATAAACCAGCACCACCAGCGATATAAAAATCACCATCCTTAGCACCAAGTGCTTGGTCATTACCCAGTGTTTCGTCTTGAACATAGATCGTTCCAGCACCGAGCCAAAGTTCTTTGAATCGTTTAGCTGGAGTGCCAAGCGACCAAATATTGGTTGTGTATGGAATAATATCCGAGTGAGGAACAATGTGACCACCTGCACCTGGATTTAACGTAATGTCAGTATTTGCTTGTGTTGTTATAGCAAGACCAGCATTTACAATCTCACGAGAAAAGGTGATTACTGTATTTTCTGGAGGTAGTGTTGCTCCAGCAGCAAAGTTTTTATCAGTGATGATAATTTTATTGTAGATACCAGTACCAACGAAAAGAATTTTACTTAATACTGGGATTGCAGCACCACCAATGATATCTTCTACCTGAAGAGCAGGTGATGGAACTGCTTTAAGTTCATAGACTGTATACGGAACACCAGTGATACCATTGGTTAAACCATAGTCACCAATATCCAGAGCAGCAGAGTCACCGTGCTCAAGAACTGCATTTAGTGCAGCATTGGTAATGTTGGCAATGATTTCAGAGGTACCAGAAATAACAGAACCAACTGGAATATTTAATGCAGCAACTGTAATCTCATTGGTAGTTGTATTACCACGATCAGTCACAGAATCTAGAGTATCAACTTCTGCAGTTAAATAACTTGGATCGTCAGGATCAAGTTGGGGATCTGCGAATTCAAATTTCTTTTTAGTAGAGTTGTAGCGTAGATATAAACCATCAGCAATAGTTGAACGATCGATGTCGTCAAGATATCTTAGGTTTACTTCACCACCACCTGGACCAGCATTCTGAATCTTACCGATCCACTGCTCAAGAAATTTAATCTTTTTGTTAATCATAGATACATCATTTTCAGATGTATTTGGAACAGAAATTTGTGGTGATTTTAACCACTTGTCAATTTCTGGAAGATTATCAATTACAGAATTCTGTCGAGGTGCTGGAACTTCTCCAATCGGAGTTGGTAGTGGTGGAGTCTCAATAAGAACTTCTTCAACGATTTCTTTTGGTTTAGAATGCGGTGACAGCTGCATAAAGACTTCATTAAAATCTTTTTTAGCAGCTGCTTTTATTCTATCTTCGAATTCTTTTTTCTTTTTCTTTTCTTCTGCAAGAAGAGAAAATAAGTCGTTTAGTTGGTCCATTATTTCATCGCTTTTCGTAGGTCATTATACAAAGCATCTTTGTGTTCTGGTTTCATCTGTGAAGATAATGCAGCATGAAAGTCTTTCTTTTTACCAGTAGACGCTAACTCTCTTAATTTAGTTCCAGAGATACCAGCTACACCTTTAGCATTCTCGTCACGTTGACCAGATGAATGCATGGTGATTGATTTAAAGTTAAAGTGCCCATGAGAAGACTCTTTACCATTATACTTCTTGAGCATCTCAACCATACTCTCACGATCTGAACCGCCAACAAAGTGTAGATGTTTAACACCTTTGTTATATAGATCAACTGCATGGTGAAGGATTGTTGGTTTACTCTTGTCTGCTACTTCAATATTAGTTCCAGGGAATGCATTCTTAGCATGTTTTAACTTCTGCTCTGGACTTAGTGGATTCTTACCATCTTTAGTATTGTGTGAATGAGAAAGAATCAATGTATGGTCACCACCAACTTCTTTGGCAGTTTTCTTTAATTGATTAACAACTTGTTCATGTCCAGCAGTTGGAGGATTCATACGACCAAATGCGATAGTGTGATGTTTCTCGTCTGGCTCTTTGGCTGGAGCACGTGACTTCAATAGATTCTGACGAGCAAATTCTGCACGATTGACCAACTTGGTTGGCTCAGTTGTACCTTTGTGAGTATGATTGTAAACAAAACCTTCTGGCTTAGAAGCAACACCACCGATGGCATGTTCATAAGATCCTTCGTTGGATTCTAGAGTCTTAACCAATTCATTCTTAGCATTGGCTAAGTGACCATGCATCTTTAAAAGATTCTCGTAGTGTTCAGCATTCTTTTGAATATGTTTAACATGATCACTCAACTCAGCAAGTTTAGCTTTTTGAGACTTTTCGGTTTTTAGTTTACTAACAATCTTTTCGTATTTACCAGCGATGTGCTTTTGTAAACCTTCAGCCGATGGTGTAGTTCCATCACGAACTGTTTGATTGATGTATGTGCCTAAATGTCCAGCTTCACCAGAGTGAGTTGGGTGGATGGCATTATACATTTTAGCACCATGCTTCTCGTGGATCGTTTTTGCTTTGGATAGTTCTGATAGAACTTTATTTTGAGATTCTTGATGATACTTTGCACCACTGGCATTATAAGATGCAGTGTGGTGAAAAACGTGGTCGTGATTACCAAACTCATCATCACTAACATTACCAGTGGCACGCATACTGCTGAGAGTATTACCCTCGTATTTGGTATGAGTAACTACACCTAACTTGGCTTTGTGAATTGCTGCAGCTTTATCACCATGTGCAGTATAAGTGATAGTGTTTGGAGTAAAGGAAGCAGAACCACCTTTACCTTTCTTAACATCAGGTTTAGTGAACATCACGTCACCCTGATAAACACCTTTCTTTGGAGCAACTTTAGGGAGATGCTCAAGACCAGCTTTTAGTTTTTCAACAAGACCTGGAGCATGACCATGATTCTTTTCAATGTCTTCATGCGTGTAGTTTAATTTTGGATTCTTATTGAAAGCAGACTTGGAAGCAACAAAGAACTTACCAGTCTCTGGATGATGACCATAAACAATAGATGGAGAACCATCGTATTTCATTGTCAACTTATTGGATTGCTTACCTTGTTTGGTATGGAAGTGTGCACCATGAAGGGCATCGTATGCATGATGAAAACCTTCTGCTCCATGAAACAGGGGTCTATCTTCTGCATGAGTGATGTGCTTGAGTTTAGCACCCTCTTCTTCTGCACCTTCGACTAAAAAATCATTGAATCCTAACACTTTCATACCTTTATTATACCCTAATTTGCAATTAATGTCAAGCAATAACCCTACAGACTTGAGGGGATTATTTCAGCTTGAAAGAGCCAGCGATTCCCTTGTGAGCACCTGACGAGGACTTAAGAGTGTAGCGAGCCACAGTCATAGTCTTACCAGATTCTGTATGTTTACCTTTGATTGTTAAAGTAGTTCCAGATCCTGGAGCCACGTGCAATCCCTCGAACTTCGATAAATGTTCATCTGCTAAAGTATGTGATGGTTTGATAATGGAATCAGCAGAACCATCTGTTTTAACTTTACTGTGAGCAACATAGTGCGGAATATGAGTTGGAGGAGATACGTTACCTCTGATAACATCTCTTAGTTTAGCATCATCGTGTTTTGATAGTGCGTTCGCAAAGTCTTGTGTTGCTGCAGTACGTGCTGCAATATTAGATGTACGAGCAATCTCTGCACGTTGTTTTGATTTCGCTAAAAACTCTGCTTGTTTCTTTGCTGATAAAGCATCATGTGCTTTAACATAAGCAGATAGTTGTGCATGCATAACTTTGTTTTTACCAGATAATGTTTTACCCGAAGCTAAGGCACTTTCATGTTTAGCGTGTTCTTCTCTGGCTTTGTCGATACCCATTTCATCAATCTTGGTCTGGATATTTCTTTGATCCGCAGAACCATGGTATCCGATACTATCCATATGCTCTTAATGGATGTCCATATGTTTCTGTAAAGTTCCAGAT